CAGCTGAAGAGGATATGAGGATAAACCCTGACGATATGCACAGGGTTTTTTACGTCGGAGTCACAAGAACAAAAGATAAATTATATATAGTTGACGCAGAACAGGCAGATAGGAGTTACGATTTATGAAACGAGCAGAAATTTTACAAAAAGCAGAGCAAATGGTTAACGGTCCACGGGCACGGGATTATGGCGATGCTTACAATAACCATGAGCGCATTGCAAAAATGTGGACGGTCTTACTCAATAAAGAAATAACTGTACCGCAAGTATACCAGTGCATGATAGCGGTGAAGTTAAGCCGTCTGATTGAAACGCCAGAACACGAAGACTCCGCCATAGATATATGCGGATACGGCGCCTTGATGGGAGAAAAGTAATGTCCTTACAAATGGCTATGTTTACTCCGAAGTCGGAATGGGTTCCGCCTGCGGAACTCCCACCACTTTGGGAGGCAAAAGAAATTGCAATTGACGTCGAAACAAAGGACCCGAACCTTAAAACCTTGGGACCGGGTTGGTCGCGATCCGACGGACAAGTCGTGGGTTACGCTATCGCCACAACCGATTGGCAAGGATACATCCCCATTCGTCATTTAGGTGGCGGAAATCTTGATGAACGCATTGTTGATAAATGGCTCAAAAAGGTTTTTGAATGTGACGCCGACAAGATTATGCACAATGCCCAGTACGATGCGGGTTGGATACGGCGCATGGGTTTTAAAATTAACGGGCGTATTGTTGATACGATGGTCATTGCATCCCTGCTTGACGAAAATAGATTTAGCTACAGTCTTAACGCTCTTGCTTACGATCATCTTAATAAAACCAAATCAGAAAAGTCGCTTGTCGAAGCTGCCAGAGATTTTGGTGTTGATCCCAAAGCAGAGTTATGGAAACTTCCTGCCATGCACGTTGGTCCTTACGCTGAAACAGATGCGGTGCTTACGTTAGAGTTGTGGACATACTTTAAAACGTTACTGGGTAAAGAAGACCTATGGCCCATTGCCAACTTGGAACTCGAACTTCTGCCCTGCCTGATTGACATGACATGGACGGGTGTTCGCGTTGATATGGACGCCGTTGAGAAAACCAGAGTGGCACTTATTAAAGAAGAAAAAGATGTGTTGTCTGAAATTAAACGCATGACCAACATGGACGTTGAAATCTGGGCAGCCCAGTCCTTATCAAAAGCGTTTGATAAAATGAGCATAGCTTACCCTAAAACAGAAAAGGGACAGCCGTCCTTTACCAAGGGTTTTCTGAGTGAGCATGAAGATAAACTGCCCCGTCTTATTGTGAAAGCCCGCAATCTTAATAAAACGCACGGCACGTTTATTAATACCATTATGCGCCATACAGGGCGGGACGGTCGTATTCACAGTCACATAAACCAAATACGGTCGGACGACGGGGGAACCGTATCGGGTCGTATTTCTATGTCCAACCCAAACTTACAGCAAATCCCTGCCCGCGATCCCGTGTTGGGACCTATGATACGTTCGTTGTTTCTACCCGAAGAGGGGGACAAGTGGGCTGCTATAGATTTCTCGCAACAGGAACCACGGATCTTGGTTCACTATGCTCACGCCTACGGTGTAGCCCGTAAAAATCACTTACATGGCGTTGCGGAGTTTGTAGATGGATATAAGAACGATCCAAAGATGGACTTTCATACCATGGTTGCCAAGATGGCAAAGATAGACCGCAAGCAGGCCAAGACAATAAACTTAGGTATGATGTACGGTATGGGCGTTAACAAACTTTCCGATCAATTGGATATACCTGTGGATGACGCAAAAGAGTTGGTGAAACAGTATCACTCCCGCGTTCCGTTCGTTAAAATGTTGATGAGCGGTGTTACAAACCGACTGAATGAAAGGGACAGTAGCGGTTCCATACGGTCTATCTTGGGACGCAAATGCCGTTTTGATCTTTGGGAGCCCGTTGCTTTTGAAATGAACAAGGCGTTACCCTATAAAGAAGCGGTCAAGGAGTATGGCGATACAACCCGTCTTCGCCGTGCTTACGCTTATAAAGCGTTGAACCGACTGATACAGGCGTCGGCAGCTGACATGACAAAAAGAGCCATGGTTGACATTTATGCAACAGGTAAGGTTCCGCTTATTCAAATTCACGATGAGATAGCCTTATCTGTAAAAAACATGGAAGAAGCAAAAAAGTATTCGACAATCATGGAAAATGCGGTAAACTTGGTTATACCTAATAAGTGTGACGTTGAGGTTGGCACTTCTTGGGGACAATCGAAGTAAATCATGTTTAGTCTCTCCCAAAACTAACCCCACTTTAAGTGGGGTTTTTTCTTGCATTCTTGAATAAAATCGCATATAGTCCCAGAAAATAATGGAGATTCTTATGGATACAGAGAAATGGAAGAGCGTTTTAGTCCCAAAAGAAATTTATGAACAGATAAAAAAGATGTCTGTCCGTGAAGGTCGAACCATATCAGGACAACTGCGCGTTATGTTTAAAGTTTTTATGGACGTCAACGCGCCGTACAATGACAAAAACAAAAAGTAATGGGCAAACGATCTAATTTTGAACGCAAGGAGCGGGATTTTTATCCAACGCCGTTAAAGGCCGTCCTGCCTGTTATTCCTTACCTTAATCCAAGTTGCACGTTTATCGAACCATGCGCAGGGGACGGCTCTCTCATTGATATTCTGGAGGAGCGTGGGTTTGCCTGTACAGGGGCTTGTGATATTGAACCCAGACGAAACGACATTTCCACAAAGAACGCCTTGGATCTAACCGAATCAGACTGCAACGGTCAGTTTATTATAACCAACCCGCCTTGGGAACGGTCTATCCTGCACGAAATGATACCGCATTTCACGGCCATGAGACCAACGTGGCTCCTGTTTGACGCCGACTGGCTCTTTACTTTGCAGTCAGAGCCTTACCTTCATCGTTTAAAGAAAGTCGTGGCGGTGGGCCGAGTTAAATGGATACCCGACAGTAAGTCACAAGGCAAAGACAACGCATCGTGGTACTACTTTGATCAGAGAATAAAGAAAGATATACATTTTGTTAGCTTTTTTGGACGAAATGACCTAAATAATCCTTGACATTCTTATATAGTCTGATATGAAATAGGTCTCCGTAGTTGAAACCCTGTGCAGTTAAACCTTTCTGCACGGGGTTTTTTATTTATCTATTGACATGATTCATATAATCGCATATATGTGGTTGAATACACGGAGGAAACTATGGCAAAAAAAAGTTCTACATTTCGTAGTAGTAGATATGGAAATCAGGCCGACGGAAACTTTGGACGAAAGAAAGGTTTTCGAAAAAGAAAAGATATGGACGTTTTTGATGAGGCTATGGCTATGAGTAATACTCTTATTAAAAATCCAGAAACAGGAAACATTGAATTAGATCTTACCGATGAAGGTATAGCTAATATGAGAAAAGCTCTGGATATAGTTAATAAAAAACAGCCAACCTTTGCTGACGAGATCATGGCAGCCCTATCGGTTCCCGATAAACTCTTGAGTGGTTTTCGTAAGGGGGAAAAACGTGCTTATCAAATTGTAAAAAACATGAAACAAGAGTTCTTCAGAGCAAAGCGGTTTGTTGTTAGGGAAGATTTAAACAAATATGTTTTAGATGGAGCTCTTTCAGTAAATCGTATTGAAAGTGATTTTAAAAACATCGACAGTTATCTACCTTGTTTTGATAATATGTTTATAGAACCGCAGTCAGAACTGTTTGTAAAGGACGGTGAGGGTATAGAACAAACGGGCGCTTGGATTAAAAGAGATACGACAAAAGAATTAACTTACATTTTTAAAGTATTTTTTTATACACTGCATAGAAATAAACCAAGGCTTTTAACAAGCGTTTCTTACGTTGATTTTTTATCTAAAGATAAAGAACACCTTATGTTTATTAAACCAAGTAAACATCTTGTAAATATTTCTAACATGGAACTATTAGACTCTTATGCAAAAAATATAAAAATTTATGAAGACGCTTTAGTTTTTATGACAAATTATGCCTGTCAAATTTGTAAGTTAATAAATTACGATTGGATTGTTACGTCTAAGTCAGAACCCTCTAAAAACAAAGCAAGACGTAAGACAATCCGCGGGCATAGTATTCCAATAGTCGAACATCAAACCATTGAAATAAACTTACCAAAACATAAAGGTCAGGAAATCCGCGGAACGAAACCGTTTACAAGTGATATGGGTACACCAAAACGAGAACATGACGTTCGTGGTCACTTTCGTTATTATAAACAAACAGGAATGAAAGTGTACGTCAAACCGCACCGACGCGGTAACGAAAAAGTCGGACGCATTTATAATGATTACGTTTTAAAATATAAGGAGGCATGAGGTAACCATGATTTTTACAAAAAGAGAATTTTTTCAGAGACACGCTCCCGACTTTGCTTTTGACAA